ATAACATTATCCAGCATAAACGACATGGGATCATCGGTAGACCGATCGACATGGGTCGAAGCTGCCATGTGAACGATGTAGTCCACTTGGCCGATGGCTTTATCCGTAAATTCGTTTATAGCTGCCTTCAGATCGTGATAGACAATCTTGATACGTTTTTCATCTTCCTTATTGATGAAGCCCGCCAACCGATTTAGATTGCCGGACGTATCATAGCGATCAAGGCTGATGATGTCCCAGTCGGTATTCTTGAGGATGTACCGGACAAGGTGGGAACCGATAAACCCAACGGCGCCGGTAATGAGAATTTTTTTCATAGCTTAAGACTTATTTTTCTTCTTCAGGATTTTTCCTCTTTCGTCAACCTCAAAATATTTATAGTTATGTTTTTTTTATTTTATTTTCATTCTGGACTATGGCCTCAGTTTCCTGACGTACTTTTGCATACAGTTCTTTATCGACCTTCAATGTTTCTATCGCCTTCTCCCTTCCAACCCCCAATTTTGACTCGCCGTACGAATACGTATTGCCTTCCTTTGAAACAACCTTCAAGTCTTCGGCCGTATCCAGCGTATCTGCCTCCTCGTTCACACCCGATGCATAGTATAACTCAAAGGTACCCTTCCGGTACGGGAATCCGACTTTGTTCTTGGTGGCATTGATGCTTACGATATTTCCTATCTGGACCTCCTTTGGGCCGAGGATCTTCTCTCCTTTGGCGATCGCAATGCGTGCCGAAGCATAGAACTTCAGCGCTTTGCCTCCGGGGGTCGTTGTCTTCTCGCCCTAGTAGACACCGATCTTCTCTTTCAAATGATTGATAAAAATGACCACGGTTTTTGAACGGGCAACTTCTCCGGTCAAAATACGCAGCGCCTTGTTCATCAGGCGGGCTTGGTCGGCGACCGAATCCTTCAACATTTCTTCTCCTTCTACCTCCCGTTTCGGGACCAATGCAGCAACCGAGTCCACAACGATAAGATCGATGTTATTGGTAGCAACAAATGCCCTGACCGTATCCATGGCCTCTTCGAGGGTCGCCGGCTGAGACACAAACAGTTTCTTGACGTCAACCCCGATATTGGTGGCAAACTCCGTGTTGAAAGCATATTCGGCATCAATGAATACGCAGGAACCGCCACGCTTCTGAAGTTTAGAAATAAAGTAGAGTGCTGTTGCTGATTTCCCACTGGATGGTTCACCGTACATTTCGATGATTCTCCCTCGTGGCAGCCCTCCGCATCCCAGAAGCCTGTCAAATGCAAAACAACCCGTCGCTATGGCTTCCACAGCTACGGGTTCGTCCTGAGCCTGGACCACGACGTCGGCGCCATACTTCTTGCGGAGTTCGGCCAAGGCTTCGGCTATTCCATTTTCTTTTTCATCTTTCTGTTTCATAGTATTTTGTTTATGTTAGAATTTCTTCTTTCGGTTCTTGATCAATTTCCTGAAAATGGAATCCTTGGTTTTCTTCTTGGTGATGTGTTCCGGAAGATTGTCTATATTGGGTGTTTCTTCAGCCCAATGTTCTGCTTTGCCTTGAAACTCCTTTCCGAAGGCTCCGGAAAACGCCCCCCGCATCTGACTTTTTGATCGGAACGGCATATTAGTCTAATGATTTAGAAATAAGCATTGCTGCGAGGGCCGCTCGCTTTTTCCAGTCGGTCTCGTCCAGCAATTTGAGTTTGATAACCTCATTGGTACTGTCTGACACAGGAGAAGCAGCAATCGACCTTTCTGCGTCTCCAACCATTGTAATAATTTCGTTGATAACCTCTTCGGGAACTCCGTCTTCATCCTTCATAGTAGAACGGAGGATATCTTCAGCCTCTATCTGTCTTTTGGTGTAGGTATTCATTCTTTTTCTTTAAGGGAATTTTCTAGCGCTTCCAGATTCTTCTTGGCCTGGATTTTTTTCATGACGTACCGGCGTGAGGTTGCATCAAGGATACCCTTGAGATCCTCTACCTTCTTGATATTCCCATCCTCAATCAACTTCTGCATGAGTTCGTTCTTAGTATTCTTGATGTTTTCAACTTTCTGCTCAACACTATCGATTTTCTCATTTGTTTTGATGGGCTTAGATGAAATAGAATGCAGGATTGTGTCGCCAAAACCACTAAGATGTTCTTGTTCTGCGTTATTATCTAAAAACCCCGCCAGATCCCCTATTTTGTTTTCATCAACGATTCCGGCGATAACCTGACGAATGGGAATGGTATTCCACATATCCATATCCTTCGCCTCTCCGGGGCGGTGTGGAGATATTGTCTCAAGCTGTTTACAGGCGTCTCCATAAGCTTCGTCCAACGTAAAATGAATACCTAGGTGGAGCACTTGTCCCCTCATCGAATGAACCAAAATCGCATAGATTTTCGGTTCGAGAACTTCTTTCTTGATGTTTTTCAGTATATCCATAATGATAATTAATATGCCAGTAATTCTAGTCGCTTTTTTTCCAGATTCCTTTTCTTTTCATCTGTCTTATCAATACGCATCTGCCGTTCTGTCTTTCCTACACATAACCATGTTCCTTGAGCGTCCATGAACCATTCAACTCCTCTGGAATCTATCTTCATTCGCTCAACAGTTGATGTGGGATTGCCCGAAGGGGGGTTGAGTGGCGGCAGGTTCAGACAGGATTTCGACATGAAGAGTACCTTGTCTCCCCCAACGCCATACCGGAAACAGTAGAATTCTACCACGGTGGGGGGAACCCGCAACCTGAGCCCCACTTCGGCCGATGAACGCCCCCCTTTAACAAGGTCAAAGAGTTTTATCTTTTCTTCTTCCGTCAGCGTCAGCCCAGCCTTCTGGCAGTGATAAAGGATTGACGTATGATCAACACTATACTTCCGGGCGATCTCCATGTACGAGTATCCCTTTCTTCGAAGATCCAACATTTCCTTTTTCACCTCCGGATCGGAAAATGTGTGGCCCCTCGCCATAAGTTATTTCTTTAGTTTCTTCCGTGATGCATGCCGTTTATCGTAATCATCGACAAATATCTCTAGTAGAATGGTTACCATACTTTGGAAACTGACATCATTGAATGTTCCACCTTTCCAGAGGGCGGCGGACCGTTTGTTAAATTCTTTTGCCGTTGGGGTAGCTCCGTGCATGATGGGATAGACGGGATCATCTGCTTTTGCTTTGAAAGTAATAAGCATATTTTTATAGTATCACAGTCCACCGACTCTACGTTTCTTCTTCATCTTCCTCTATGACCGGAAAAACAACCTGATGAGTCTTGCTTTGTGAACTCATCCGCTTGAGGAGTTCTTCCCCGGCCAGATTCACCTCAATATTAAGATCAATATCTTCCTTGTCTCCGATGTATTCATGAACGGCCTGAGCTCGGGCAATCTGCTTGAACCGATTGAACAGATCCATGTGGGACATATCTCTAAGTTTCCTTAAGATATCCGTTACTCTTCCCATAGATTTTTCTTTTTTCATAACACTATCCAGTCTTCTCCGCTGACATCTCCATCGCTAAGAATCCAGTCATAGAATGTGTAGGTTTTTTCTCCAGTGTTTGGATTCGGTTTTGTGGGATTGGCCAACGTAGGACGGTACAATTTCAGTAATGAATCCTTAAACAACCCATAGCATTTTCTATCTCCCCATGACAACTTTGAAATCTTTTTCCCTTCATTCATGGCTTTTTCCAGAGCGGTGTAGAAACTATAAGTTTCTTCTACATTCGGCGGCACAAGCGGGACGAATGTCGGGCTGTGCGCTGGACCAAGATTTTGGTTTTCGTCTTCCATAATTATTGATGAATTATTTTTATTACCAATTCAACGATCAACACGCAGAGGTAGCCCAGTACGACGAGGCTGAATATAACCCCAGCGATTTGTCCTATCTTTCGTATGCTCATATGATAAATGTTATTTTGTATTTGTCAAGGGCTAGTAATTTTCCAACACCCGTTGGACAGCCGACTCCATAGCTTCACTCGCCAACTTCGGGCCAGCCTTCCCATCAATCACTTGGTCGAAGATATCCTGCTTGCGGTCAAGGATTTCTTTCAGGTCTTCATCGATGGTTCCCATAGCCGAAAGCTGGTAGATGTTGACCGAGCTAGCTTCCTGTCCTGGGCGGTGAACACGATCTTGCGCCTGCTGCATGTCGGCTGGGTTCCAGCTGTAGTCGAGGAAGACCACGTTTGAAGCGGCTGTCAGCGTAATGCCCATGCCGGCGCTTTTGATGCCGCCAAGGAATATCTGCGTTTTTGGGTCGGTCTGGAATTTCTTCACGATTTCTTCACGTTCATCAACGGGAGTCTTACCCGTCAGGATGACCGCCTTGGATCCGAAGTATTCCTTCAGGAGTTCCAATGGTTGGACAAACGAACAGAAGACCAGGACCTTCTCGCCGGCATCGATGATGCTTTCCACGAGTTCGGTGGCGGTTCCAATCTTCCCGAGCGAGTTCAGATGGCGGAGGACGTTCAACTGCGTCAGCTTCTCCGCTGCCAACGACTTGGCGATTTCGGGCGGCTGCTTCCCCGAATACGTCCTCAGATACGTGGCGAGATCCGATGCGGCCGATGCATATTTCTTATTCGTCTCATCGTCGAGTTCAACCGGCACATTGATGAAGTTCTTGGGAGGAAGTTCTTTCAGCACTTCAGTCTTGTCACGCCGGATAAAGTAAGACTTGATCCGGGCATGCAGTTCTGAAACGTTTGATGCGCCGGACGTGTCAACACCCCACCGGGTCTGATGCAGATTGCAGTAGCGCCGGGCGTATTCATACCAGTTATTCCATACCCGTGCGTCGATGATATTGAGAAGAGAGAAGAGTTCGGCCGGGCGGGAAAGCAACGGAGTTCCGGACAGCAGAATGATAGAGCTGATATCCCTGGAGATCTGGCGGAATGCCCGTGTCCGGATGGCGGACGGCGTCTTGATAAGCTGACATTCGTCCCCGATAAGGCATTCGAACCGGATCTTACATAATTGGGCAAGATGTTTTCGGAGAATGTCATAATTTACGACCCAAATATTAATCGATGGATCAATGGACGCCAGGTCTGTCTTGCTGTCGATAATAGTGTAGGAGAGCTGTGTCCATTTCTTGATTTCAATCCCCCACGCAAACTTCACCGAAGCGGGGCAGACGACCAGACAGCGTTTGAACCCGGAATGTTTGATATAGGCGAGGGCTTCGGCCGTCTTCCCCAGTCCGGGTGAATCCGCAACGATGGCACGCCCGCCTGATTCAAGCAGAAACTCTACCCCCACCTTCTGGTAGGGATAGAGATCCTTCTTCAATCCTTTCACATTAAAATCAGTATCCGTCTTGGTGCGGATTGCCTCAATCTTCTTCTCTTTGGCCTTCAAGTCATTAATCCACTGCTGCTCGTTTCTGACGATGGCATTGACTTCCGGGTCTATCTCAACTTCGGGAAATCGTTCTGCAATAACCGGAATAAGGAGCGAGTCGGTGAAGATCCAACGCTTCAGGTTTCCCTGGACGTCGAATGAAAACTTCTCCCAGCCGAATGATTCCTTCAACGCACGGCAAAACTCAACTCGTTCGGGCCTATAGTCATAGTAGAAGGCGAATCTATGATATCTTGTCTTTTCTGAAACAATTTTCATCACATGTCAAGTATGATACATACTACGAGGGCGACCAACCATTTATTCCATGGTTCAACCGGAGGAGTATGAGAGACGAGCCATACAATAAGTGCTTCCGGGACAGTATTAAACTTTACATAGATGCTATCCCAATCGGTAAGAGGTTTATCGTCTACGGATATTTCTAGGTAGAGATACATCCGAGAAAAGTATCCTCTGGCTTCTAGTTTTATACCCGTCGTACTTAAATCATTAACGTTACTATTTGAGCTAGTGATATTCTCAACAACAACTAGGGGGTGTAGGGTTAACGAAGAATCATAATCTGGATAAAGCGATACTATCTGCTTAGTGGCAGTATTTTCATTTTCTAATCTTCGCGCAATATAAATGCCGAATATGGAAGTTATAGCGGCGACAATCACTAGTACTAAATATCCCACGAAAAAATTTAGGCTAATTTTCTTCATAGTTCCTTCTCATTTTAGTAATTAATGGTTTCCAAACTAAGGAGATCGTCCAAGACACTCCGATCAAACAAATTAGAGTGATTAATTGATGTACCGCTGTGGGGAAAGATTTCCAGAAGTTCCATATTTTTTTATCAAATCCTGTACGATTTAGAAAGGAAGATAAACAAAGAAAAACAAAAATCGACCAAATCACGGCAACAACATAAGGCGTGAAACCTAACTTGAACGTTAAAAAACTAAAAATAATTATGTTTAAAAGTGCAAACAACAATACGGAGCTTATTATCGGTGCCCAAATGAACTTCTCTTGATTCCCGTGCATACTTGTATTATCATCCGTTTCCGGCCAACGTCAAACACGCCAAAACCGTTCATGAAGCCAAATAAGAGTCATATTTATATTTATTACCCCTTAATAACGGCTAGCGGGTGGAGTTCAACTATCGACTCAACAAGGTCTTCCTGATTCTTCATTACAATATCGATATCCTTGTAGGCTCCCGGGGCTTCATCAAGTTCCTTCACATTTCTAATCCCATGAATAATCCCTTGTTCGTCCATTTTGCGGATTTCGTCTTCAAGGCTCAACGTCTTCATGGCAACGTTCCGACCCATCTTCCGGCCAGCTCCGTGGGAACACGACTCGAAGCTTTCTCTGTTTCCCTTTCCCTTCACGATGTAGCTATGCGTTCCCTGTGATCCCGGAATGATACCGATGGTTCCTTCCCGAGCAAGCGTGGCTCCCTTCCGATGAATCCATACATTATGTCCAAAGTGGTTTTCCAACGAAGCATAGTTATGAGCTATATTAATCATAGGATCGAATTCGATATCGGTATCGTCGACAATAGTTTGAACGACATCCACAATCCTATCCATCATCAACTTACGATTTGCCAGAGCAAACTCAACCGCATACTGCATCTCATTGACGTACATAATTCCCTCCTGGCTCTCGGTAGGAAGGAACGCCAAATCCCATTCCTTAGGGACCATGGAGTGCCAGCGTCCGTTCATCTCTTTTGCTTCTTTATTATAGTAATCAGCAATCTTCAGACCGAAATTCCGGGAACCGGAATGGACCATGATCCATACGAAGCCGTCTGAACCCTTCTGGATCTCGATGAAGTGGTTTCCCCCGCCGAGCGTACCAATCTGCCGCAGGGCAGATTTATACTCCTGCGAGACGATCAGAAGCTTCTTATCAGTATCCGGCATCAGATCTTCACTCTGATCCTGCTCATGGTGATTGAACCCGACCGGAACCGCTTTCCGTATCTCTCCCATGATCAACTTCAAAGTCTCCCGGTCAATCTCGGTCAGCGATGTCTTCACGGCACACATCCCGCACCCGATATCCACGCCTACGGCGTTCGGCACGATAACCCCTTCGGTTGCCATCACGCCGCCAATCGGCATACCGTATCCCTGATGGCTATCCGGCATGATAGCGATATGCTTAAACGCAAACGGGAGGTTCGCCAGATGACGGACTTGTTCCATGGCTCCGTCCTCAATATCATCAAGCCAGAGCTTTATCGGAAGTTTTTCGGTGTTGATAACTTTCATATCTTCTTTATTCTTCCAGTATCTTGAGGATGTTTTTTAGTGTGGTTTGCGGGTCGTATATCGTTATCAACCCTTCAAAGTATTTCTCTATCTCTGCTCTCTTGGAGGTGAGGATGTCTTTTACGGTTCCATTCACCCATAGAGATAGTTGGTATGGCGTAAGTGCCTCTTTGGTGATGAGCGAAAACACGCTCTCTGACTCTTCCTTAATCTTTTGTTTTTCTGTTTCATTCATAGGTGTAATGGATATTCCTTATGCCCTTTCCCTAGGATTTAATTATGTTTTTTGACTGCATATTAGCTTTATCCTTAGGTGGGGTTCGTTTTTGGGTCATTTCAGTTTTTTAGCAATATGGTAAAGAAAGTGAAACGGCTCGGTCATACCTTTTTCTTCTTTACGGGGGCGAGGGTGATAGCCTTCTTTGATACCGTAAAACATCTCATATATCCAGTGAAGGGAACAGTATAAACCCCGACCACGGCCACAAAGTCGCAGTTCTTTATCCTTTTAGGTATTTCGTAGCTTAAGGTTAGTATTAACCCACCTGGTTCACATATCCTTTCAGCTTCTTTGGTAAAAGCATTTATTCCTGCGTAATACTTCTCGGTTCCATAATATCTTTCTGCTAAATCTTTTGTGTAAGGAGGGTCAATAATTATGAAGTCAGATGAGCTATCTTTAATGGTTGTGTATCTTGCGTCCTCAATATGTGTTGGATTAGTTTCTGGCCTAACATCAACACGGATAGCATTTTCGTCATTAACCCCTCCGGAACATAGATAAACCCTTTTTTCACCCCACCACCCTTTTTCTTTACACCAATCTATGAAACCTTTTGGAAAAGAACCCTTACATTTTCCTTGTCCATTTACGCCGAAGCATTTGGTTGTCCTAAACACACCTTGCATTTTCTTGATTGTTTTTGGTTTGGTTGTCATACCTTTATGCAATGGGGGTTAGGTTATTTCTCCGAAGAAATCTTCTGTAATTTGAGGTAATGCTATTTGTGTCATATAGTTGTTTTTGATATTTGCTATGGGAGAAGATTCAATCGCCTTTTCCCATCTTAAATCCCAACACAAAACTACAGAACGACAAACTGAAGATTGAAAACCATAATGAAAACATACTCGTATAGTTATTTTTATGGCCGTTCGACTCTCAGCAATCTGTCAAATGCTTCCAAGTTTCCCATTGCATCATGCACTGGATTGTGGTCGTGAGATGTCACCCTAAGTTTTTTCCATCCTTGGGTCTTTGACCAATCTCCAACCAATCCAGCATAAAAATCACTAATTCTTCTGGCTGAATGTCCGAATGGGTTATGACCAAGGTGTTTATGGAAGTAATAATTGATGAACTGCCAATCGTAGGCAGGATTATCACTCACAAAAACAGACCTCCCTTCGCCTTGTTCCAAAAGCCATTTGTCGAATGCAATAAAGGTTTCTTTCGTTCCTCCGATTCCATGAAAGGTATCCCGATACGGATAAGAGACTGCTCCAAACTCGAAGGCATTATCATCATTCAGTGTCGGCGCACTTCCGTGTCCTTCACAATCTACAAAGATAAGTGATATACCATTCATGGCCATAGTTCTAATTCATCAAAGTTATTTCCCGAAGTCCTTACATCGTCTATTACCGCATAATTTCTTCTTCTCGGGGTCGGAGGTCATGTACATCGATTTCCTGAGACCGCAGGTAGGACAATGATCGGCCGACTGGAATGAAGCGCATCTCTTTCCAAGCCCTTCAATCTTCCCGCAGGTACATTTCAATTCTTCTTTTTTCATAAGGTTATCCGGCGTTAAACGATGCAAGAATGACTCCCTTTTCGACTTCTTTGTCGGCCACGCCAATCTTTTCAACTCTCAGTTTATCCACTTCAGAGAAATGAACCCATGAAGAATACTTATCATTTTCTGTCTCATACTCTTTCCCTTCAAACTCTGGATCTTTTATGTTCACATACGTTCCCATCCACTTTTTGTCCGTCACGTGGGTAATAAATTTGGATGGGTGAATTATCCTGGCATCTGCCTCGTTCTCGGCTGCAACAATCATGGAATCGTAGGTATCATAGCCCGTACGAATGGTATTTGTAACACGATAGATATTCATAGTTTTATTTTATGTTAAGTTCGATATCCTTCCACTTCTGTTCGACCAGCAGGTGGAATTGATACAGCTTTTCCAACTCCATTTCGAACCAGTGATCGTCACGGTTGATTGTTTTGAGGTGCCTTAGATACACGCCGTCCGCATTCTGAACCGGCTGGTAGATAAGACCATGTTCTTTACCGAACATCGTGCAATATAGCCTCGTCTGATAATCGTGCCACATTTTGCTAGTCTTCATGGCCTTCTCCGAGGTCTTCAACTCCCATAGTTCATCTGGCTTGTCGGGAGGCAGATAGTCCGCTTTGCCCACAAGGACAATATCCTTATATACAAACTCTTTTTTCTCCTCACAGAATTCTTTGCCGAGAAGTTCCTGAATCTGGTTGTGCATGCCGATGCCACTCCACATGGTGAGGACGTCCTTCATCTCTTTCTCCGGCGCCTTCATCCACTGGTCGGGCATGACTAAACCTCGGTTGATGAAATAAAGTTCCGAAGAATTATACCGTCCCCGCACCCGTGGGTGGGCGTTCATCTTCTGCCGTAGTTTTTGAGTTAGATCGATGTCCATGTAATTTATTTCTTCATTTTCAACTTCCGCAGGGCGTCAACTTTGATCTGCCGAATTCGTTCCCGAGTCACCTGGTACATTCCGGCAATCTCGGCCAGTGAATGGCGGACCTGTTCATCAATGCCGTAGTATCGAGTGATGACTTCCTTTTCCCGAGGGGACAACTGATCTTTGAACCCCCGGTATGCCTTCCTGACCTTTTCCGCTTCAACCATCTTGGTCATATATTTTCAATTTACTACTTCTTCATGCGACCGATGTCGTAGAGCCGAGCTCGAGGATTGGACGGCCCCTAGGGCTACATGCTTATTCACTCAGAAACGTCTAGACGATCCCAGGTGTATTATGCTTTTGACCTTCGGGGCCGCTCATCTCCATCCAACTATGCCATGTAAGAAGTCCAAGAGGATGAAACGTATAAGACTACAGGGGCTGGATGGAGATGAGCGACTCGGGAGGGTTCCCGGACGCCCATTCCTACTTCTGGAGAAAGTATACTCCTCTACTTTCCATTTGTCAAGGGTGGTCGGAGATCCCCGTATGAATCATTGAATAATTTCTTGAGTACCTCTCCCTTGATCATTTCTTCCCTTCTATTTTTATTCTTCCATTCGTTTCTTATTTGTTCATACCTGATTTTTTCGTATTCATCCATCGATATCTGTGTCGCTGTCATTGGGCCAAGTGGACCGTTTGAATCTGACCAAATAGTCCCACCACAAGGGTCTGTGTCTATCCTAAAAGGTATAGATAAAGGTATAGAAGCAATATCATTTGCATCTACGCTATAAAATATTCCTTTATCCCCGTGACGCTCGCATAGCGCCCGTTTGGCTTTCTGGATATTATTCATAGGAAACTCACAATGAGAAAAGACGGCGTTTCCATTTTTCCGATCAATTCCATTGAAGGCATGAATGGCCGACTGGAGATTATTCAATCTCATCCCTTTCATTTTCATACCATTAGACTTTGAATACGGAACCAAGATACTGCAGAAGATATTTTGCGTACGCTGTCAAGAAGTCCTTTTCTTCGAAAACAAACTGTTCTCTTTTTTCTTTCACGGCCTCGCTATACGCCTTCCGTAACGCCTTGACTTTTGTTCTGTCAAAATTGATCATGGTTGTCTTCTCGATATAGGGTCTGTCTGTTTTTGTATTCATATTTTTTTTAATGTGTTCAATCCGGGGTGCATGGATTTGCCTAGATGGATTACACCAACCTTCTTAAGGGGCTGATAAACCTTCCAAACTAGTATAGTCACCATGCGTACCGTACGCCGCTTCCAACCCTCAGCGTACAACTTTTGTTGGGTATGTGCGTTGTCTTCTCCGCCAACCCCGGATAGAATACACTATAGTTATAAAGAACGAACGACTATCAGAATAATTTATTCTGCGAACCTTTTCCTGGGACTGGAACCTCGCCACCATAGAGAATCATCGGATGATCCGGAATCCTGAAAACCTTCTTCATGATTTTTCCGTTGGCCTTCCACTTCTTCGGATCGACAACCGCCTTCCCTGCGGGGACAGTAATCTCCATCATCGCTCCGGCACGGATCGCCTTATCAATGAACGTCCCATTGATATAGACGTAATTTCCGTACATCGGCTTCCGTATGGTGACTTTTACAAGCTTCATATCTTGTCTAGATTGTACTCCTATATTTACCATTTGTCAAGAGGCATTGGATTTAGGACTGAGGTATGATAGGATAAATTAAATTAAAATACTATGACCAAACTTCCGTTTTCAACCAGGGACCTATACCTCGCCTCTACGCTCGTCACGCTTCACTTCCCCCTCCTGGGGATCGACTACCAAGTCGAGGGAATCAAGCCAAAACCAATCGGCTACTTCAAATTTGAGGAGACGCCCGAGCTGCTTGAAACACGTAGCAAATATAATCAGTCTTTGCTACTCGTCGAACCGAAGCTTTTCATATCAAACCTCCAGTCCCTGAAAGCCGAGGTAGTAAACATGTTCCAGAATCCGAATAGTGCGGCGAATCAATAACCGGAATCCGGTTATTGTTATCCACAGGGCTCCGACTCAGCCCTTGACAATTAGTAAACGCTATGTATACTCCCCGTAGGTAGTTGTAGATGAATATAAAAATATGCTCAAAAACTACGATATTAGACTAGTAATTAGATCCCTGTTATTGGGGTGGAGTGGAGGAGCCTTGTGCGCCTCCGTGCCTGTCGTAGGGCATTGAGCCTCCACTCCAATAAGAGGGATTTATTTATACCTATGAAAAAGACCATCAAAGAACCAAGGCAGAAGCTTCTTCCACCTGATTTCTTGCAGATTCCATACCAGGTGTTTACAAATCCGAAGATGTCATCTACGGATAAGTTTGTCTACGGAGCCATTTATTGGTTTGCCAATATGGGGACGAGAAAATGCTACGCATCGAATAGGGTAATCGCAGATCTCATCAAAACGACCCCGGCAACCGTTTCAAACTCTTTAGTTGCGTTGGATAAGGCCGGATATATTAACCGGACGTTTCATGATAAGTCACAGCATCGTAGGAAAGAGATTATTCCATTGGTAGTAGTTCATCACCTGAGAAGGAACACCGGAAGGGTTCAACCCATGGGTGTATCAGAATCAGATACACCCGTGGGTGGTAGGGTTCAACCCATGGGTGGTATGTCTCAACCAGTGGGTGATAGTGATACACCGGCAGATGAGCTTCATGTCAAAGATTATGGTAATAGCAAAATGCCAAATCGGGGCGTG